CCATCCTAAAACTCCAAGTCCTAGAGCTCTACCCTTTTCTGCAGATCTTACTGAGTTCTCAAACCCTCTCATGAATTTTGCTTTCTGAATAAATTCATCTAACACTCCATCCAGGAACCAAGTTGCTGTATAAACTAAATCAGTATCTTTCCACTCATCATATTTTGCTAAGTTAACTGAGGATAAACAACAAACAAAAGAGTGAGACTCATCTGTATGTAGAGTAATTTCAGAACAGATATTAGTCATATAAACTTTTAATCCGTTTTGTTTATACGCTTCTGGGTTTGCTCTATTAATATTACCTTTGAACATTACATAAGGCTCACCGGTTGCTTTTCTCTTTCTAAGTACTGCAACCCATCTTCTTCTAGCCTCTTTATCTCCAGCGTCAATCTTTTCCATAAAACCATCAGGTACTACAACACATTGATGTAGGTTTAAAGATTGTCTATTGACATCTCCCTTTGGTTCTCTAATTTCTAACCATTCCCAGAAGTCACCATGTTCAATATCGATATTGACAGATGCTGCTCCTCTTCTCACTGAACCCTGGTTCGTAGCCAAGATTGTTGAGTCATAGATTTTAGTAAATGGAACTACACCATCTGATGTACCATTACCGGTAATCTTACTACCTGCTGGTCTGATTTGATTAATACCGATACCTACGCCGCCTCCATGTTTTGCTAGCAACATCATCTCTAAGTTTTTAGATCCAATGTCGTGGATAGAGTCTGCTACGTCGATACCAAAACAAGAAATAGGTAGTCCTCTTTCTAGTCCTGTATTAGATAAAACTGGAGAGGCTAGGTTCAGCCAGCCTTTCCAGATATAATCAAAAAATTTGCTTGATAATTCAGGTTTACCTAAACGTCTTGCTACTGTGGTTGAAACCCTCCAGTATGCGTCTTTTGGTTTTTCATCACCAAATAGGTAACCTGCTGATATTGTTTTAACATAAACTTCGGTGTTTGCCCAAAGTGGAAAGTCCACTCCCAGTTCCCAACCGAGATGTTCTCCGTGGTTTTTTATTTTGTCTGCCATAATTTAATTTTAGTCGAATAAGTCGTCTTCGTCCCAGTTTTCACCTTCGCCAGCTTTAGAATAATCTGTAGATCTGATAGCGAAGAAATCTGTGTGAGTATGACCACCAGTTAAGTGATAGAACCAATCCAGTTCTCCAGCAGAATCTTCATCATAATCGAATGCTGGTTCGTAACCAAGCTCTTGTAACTTTTCGTTAACTCTCTTAGTGATAAAGTTCTTAAGGTCTTTAGCTTTTAAGTTATCTAGATCTCCTTGTTCGAACATCTTATCGATAAACTTATGCTCTAATTCCTTAATAAGCTCTCCTGCTTTTAATACGTCGGCTTGTACCGATTGTTTCAAGTCTGGGTACTCTTCACACATGTGTCTAAATAGTCTACATCCCATTCTTGAGTGTAGAGATTCATCACGTACTGACCATTTCATTTGTTGGCCGATACCTTTTAATAAGTTTCTCATTTGGAATGAGTATAAAACTGCAAAAGAACTATAGAGTGAGCAACCCTCTGCAAACGCCGAAAAAATCGCAAGAGATCTAGCAACCTCTTTTCTAGCGGTCGCATTAAACTTCAAATCTTCGTGGGTATACGGAGCTGTAGTAGCTGTTAATAGTTCAAATTTATCTGCAGTTGCAGGTTCATGTAAAAATGCTTCAAAGTCTTCAAGACCTAATGTCTCGTTTAAGTACGAGTATGCTGTTGCGTGGATAGTTTCCTGTGAGCCAAACATCATTGCCATCTGTTTGATTTCATGTTTTGGAAACCAAGTTGTAACATATTGAGTCCAGTAATCTGATACAGCACATTCGGTTTGAGCAAAACCTAATAGGATATTACCTACTAAGTGTTTTTCGTGAGGTAAAAGATTTTCATTCCAATCTTTAACATCACCTTGCATTGATATTTCTGTATGTAGCCAAAAGGCTTGGGCTTGTTTTAGCCAACCTTCTGTATAATATTCTGGATATTCAAATGGTTTGAAGGCAATTCTTTCTGTGAATAATGACATTTGCTAATTCTTTATTTTTTATGGTTTTCTAATTAATTTAATAAAAAGGTCCTTTAGACCAAAAAAGGTCTTTCCGACCTTATTTAACCTCTACTTAAACCTAATAAATTATTAGCAGCGCTGCTATTGGTTTATATATCTTTGCGCTGCAGAAATTTATTGACTTTAGAGCTTAAATTTTTTTTCGATTTCATGCGCTTTTTCATAATATGTATAAGAAGTTTTCTTGTAGTCTTTTCTTTGGTTGTATAAATCTGCCAAAATCTTCTTAAGAATACTATCTTCCTTCTGATATACTACGCCATTCTCACAAACAATTACTGATTCATCTTTACGACGCTCAGCTATTTGCGATTCCTCTACCATTTCGACGAATGAATCGGGCGAGATATTAAACTGCCTCATGATGGATGGATATAGCGATGCAAAGTCAAATGCACTTACACCACCATAATATCCAACAATTGGTTGCTTAACAAAAGCACCCTCATACTTGCTATCCTTCTTACTGTCTTCTCTATCATATTCTACACCGATACGTTTACCCTGTTCGGTTAGTTTACGAGCCATTAGAGATTCAGTCACAGCCACTGGTGAAGCGGCTTTATATAGAGGCATTCTAGTTATTGTTGCTAAAGTAAGCAGTACTTCCATCGATCTAAGCTTTTGATCGATATAGTAAACTAGACAGGAGTCAACCACGTTATAGAAAACATACTTTTGAAAGTCGTTTTCATAGAGGCCTTGCAAGCTACCACTATATTGTATTTTACTTATACCCTCTAGGACTGCTCCAGAAACAAATGCTAATGCATTAGATTCTTTTACTGCAACAGACCTATCATATTTATCGTACAATTGCATGTAGTCTAATATACCCATGTGAAGTGGGCGAGAGTCTTTTTTATCAAGAGCGCCAGTACAAGCAACTTCTGTTAAATCAATTTGTAGGATTTTACATCTGTTGACAATATACTGCCAGTCATAATTGATAAAGTTCCAACCAGTCATCATAGGAAACTTAGGTAAAAACTTATGCAAGAAAGCGTAGACCATGTCATACTCATTCTTGAATTTGTAGTAACTAAATTCCCAGTCCTGGTCATACCCAGTAAAGTGAGCATTCGTATCGTCTTCAATCTTTTTAATTTGATCGGCCGAAAGATCTTCTAGTCCGAGTACGATTGCTTTTCTTTCTGGAGTAATAATAGAAAAGGTTAAGATTCTAGACTTAGCCTCTTCAGGTTTCGGGAAGCCATCAACAATCTCTGTCTCAATATCGACAAAGTATGTTCGTGGCATATTGAACTCAAAGATTTCATCTTGATCTTTTTGTGGTAGACCGTCCATGAAATAAAGAAGTGAAAACTTATTAAAAGATCTAGAGATAGACTTCTTAACATGGCGACCATCCCAGTTTCTAACTGTTGCGTCTTTCCATCTGTCGTTATCTTTAGCTACAACCCAGTTTTGAAACTTGTCAATGTTGTATCTTTTAAAGGCAACTTCACCTTGTTTATCGTAATATGATACGATTACTTCTTTCTCTCTTTGTTCAATATCTAATAACATTAATATCCTCGGTTTTGACGGTCATGGTTTTCTGCGTTCTTCGCCATGTACAAGTTAACAATATCTTTAGAAGTCATACCAATAGAAATTGCAAAGTTCATATAAAAGTGCAATCCATCGATCCATTCATAAAAGAGTTCTAACTTATCTGCCTCTGTCAAATCCTCGATCTTCATGTTCTCTGCTTCTTTGTGTGTGCTTTTCCAATACTTCCAAGCACCAGAAGCGATACCATCGTTGATACCTCCTAAGGCATCAAACATTTCATTTAGTTCATCACTCATTGCATGTTTGTTAACACACCAGAAGTCTGCAATTTGTTTTAAGTTCCAACCTGTAAAGTCAAAACCTAAACGCTTTTGTAGTTCTACCTGTTTATTGTAAATCAGGCCTAGTGTGTCTTCTGCTTCCGAGTGGAAATCTTGTACCTCGAGATCGGCACATTTGTTATCTGCGTTCGCCATATTTTGTTATTTGTATTTTATAGTTAAAATTACTTATCTGTTTCAAGTTCTTGTCCCCAATCTCTATACGATTTTGTTAACAACTTTGTATCAGCCTTCTCAGGCTTAGGATCTCCACCTACATTCCAGAACCAGGCGCCAGGACTTCCATGCTTTGTCATGAACTCCCAAGCCTTCGCATCGTAATTCATAGCCGATGGAAATGGTGGATTATATTGTGGGTCTACATCTTGTGTAAATGCCTTTGGATGTGACCAAATAGTTGCAATACCTCTTTCACCCTTCTTAATATTTCTTGCTACTGCAACTCCATTAAACTTAGCATCAGGCCAAGCTATTTGTAAAGAGCGTTGTAGAACGCCAGTAGATATTGCTGACCATACTTCTTCTGGATAACCATGTTTCTCTGCAAGATCGTGTGCGACCTTCACAGCGGCTGCTGTAACCAATTCATGGCGAAGTCCTAGGGGAATAAAGAATGCTCCATTATCTTCTGCCCATTTCTTAGCGTGAGCATTTAAGACTGGCATTGCTGCAATTCTCTTAAATTTCATTTCAGCTCCCATCTCAACACAAATTGCCTGATGATCTGAAATCTCTTTTTGACTTGGACTAAATAGTACAAGTTTCTTATTATACTTATTTGCTAAATATGCAAGCGAGATACCTGCAAATCCATATCTAGGTTGAACATAGACTAGAGTATCTTGTTTACAAGTACTAACTAGAATATCTCCAAATCTACACTTAGAACCAAAACCCATTAGGTCTTCTCTGACTACTTTAAATCCATCATGGTCTACTAATTGTGGAGCCTCAAATGGATCTTGCCAATCACCTGCTAAATCCAACCATGCCTGTTTGTTCGGCATCATCAGATTTAGATCCTGGTTCATAAGTAATTCTGTGTGGTTATTATGCGCCATAAAATTCTGCTACTTTTTTCTTATATGCTTCTACTGTTATACCAGCTTCTGCAATTATTTTATCATCGGAAGGATGATGTTTCATTCCGTTAAATGTTTCTATTAGCCCTAAGTCTAACATTGCTTTTTGTCTACCGAATGGATGGTCTTTAATTACTGAAGAATTCCAAACTCCGTCCATATCAATATGTGCATAGTCAGCTCCTGGTCTCATATAGTTTTCAATCCATCTAATAAAGTCACATGCTACATCTTCTGCGTTATACGGAAGACTGCCTGTTTGTTCATATATTTTTGTCATCACTGCATCTAGGAAAGGTTCTGATTTCTTACCCTTGCCTTCTACAGGATCTGCTAGATAACCAATACATTCTATTGCATTCGTACCATAGTAGAACATTGAGTCCTTGTTAACATACTGTGGAAACCAATCTGCTACATCTGCTAAAACTGCTGCATATTGGAATTTATATTGTCTTAATCCGTTTGCCACATTCCAATCAAACATCCATTGACCTAGCTCTCTTAGGTCTTTCTTACCACCCTCTTCTAAGTACTTAGCCATGTCTCTAGCTAGGCGTGGTGCAAATTCACATAGGAAATAGTCGCCACCTCTCTTGTAAGTAAACTGAGGGCCTTCAAAGTTTGCCATGCCAACAAATGAATCTTCATTTACTTCTGGCTGTGGGGGTTTTGGGAATGCTGGGAATTGATACCCAACTGAAGTGTAAAATGATTTTGTAGCTGCCTTCACCTGTTCACACATTTGCTCTATTGTATCGGATTGCCACAGATCAAATAGAAGCGTATTGTGGTAGCCGCTAGGTTTAGTTGCATAGTTAATTGCAGAACCACATACTCTATGTAATATGAATATGTAAAGCCATTCTGGTAGGCCAAAGACTTCTTGTTTACCAGTCCAATTAGTAGCAACATCTTTACGCTGTTCAGTATAAAGACCTGCCTGCATTCTTGACCAATATGGGTGTTCTTCAGTCCAACCGTAAAATACATCATTTACAATTTGACTAAATCCTGCAAACTTTCTTTCTACAACATCATATAGCTCTATTTGCTCCATAAGAGGGTCTTGCATCTTAGACTCAGCATGTGGAATATGACCTAAGTTGGATTTCTTCTGCTGGTCTAGTGCTAACTCATAGTAGCGAATAAACTCGTCGTAATATTTTGTGGTTTTAATTTTCATCTACAACTTCCCATGAAAAGGCAGCTCTATTTCTTTGGTACTGCTCTATCGACCACTCTAGTCGATCGGTTTCTAATTCAATGGTATATGGAGCATCTCCTCTCCCTCCGGTTTTTGTTAATGGTGTTATTAATATTTTATATCTTTTCATTAAAATAATGCTTGTGTTACTTTTATTAATTTTTTGTTAGGTTCATCATTGACTAAATCCCAACGATAGTACTCTCTAGCAATGTGAACTGATTTTGGTTTTTCCATTACATCAAATGTTAATTCACCAAATGAATTATAGAATACTTCTGGATGTTTCCAAGTTTTCCACTCATTTCTAGTACACATTTCTCTTATCAATCTATTGAACTCTTTTACAAGTTCAGTTCTTTCAGCCCAACTACCCATAAAAGGAGTATCTTTATAGTAACCAGTCTTTGGTAGTGGTCTAGACTCATTCTCAATTGGAAGAGCCTGAATAACTTCAATATCATCAATTTCTAAATCGATTAATTGTTGTTCATAATTAGATACCATTTCTTTTAGAGATTTAGCAGGATTATCCTGTCTCATAAGATGGTGTCTTATATCTATATTCCCTAGATAGATACGCAGTGACTTGATGCTTTCAGGTACATAAGAGCGAATACCTCTTCGTAGAGTACCGAATAGAGTTAGACCATCATGTCTATCAGTCATGTAACCTGGAGTATATTGACTGAAACTGTGTGAGTCTCCAAAACAGAGTTTATCTGTATTTTGGATTTTATCTACTCTGGGAATACTAGCGCAGATTACCTTAGCGTCTTCTATTTGCACCTCAAGGGTTTTAAAAAGATCTGAACCTGTCTTTAAACGTTTCTCAATTAGAGTGCCTACACAAGGCATATCGTGGTGGAGCGAATACATACGTATACCGGGAGCGAACATTCTAATGATTTGATGGTATAAGTCATCGTTCGCCCCACCGAAGATATTAAAATTGCCTTTAAATTCCATTCCATGTTCAATAAGAATCACGTCGAAATCGTCTGCCTTCCAAGCTGAGTTATCTGTAATTACAGAAACACTGGAGTAACCAGCATGTTTTAATTGATTTGCTAGATGGAATGCCCATCCAGATTTATGTGAAGTTAGTTTGCTACTAAGTTTTCCAACTAGTGCAGAAATACCGACACGTATATTAGTGTCTTTCTCTAGGTCTGTGAAATAGACTAGGTTATTGTTTGTCTCCATATCCAGCGTCTGCGTCAGTTAAATTAATTGGCTTTTCAGTTTCACCATAGCCATACTTCTTAATATAATTGTCAAGGCCGCCGATATATGCGACAGCATCTAGAAGATTGTCTTCTTTATAGTTGTAAGAATGTCTGCTTAATTTAAGTGCGACAAGCGCTGCATACATATCGGAACCTGACCATTCTTTACCGGTCATTCCTGAACAGATCATCGCGGCACGTCTCATGCCTTCTTCGAAAGGACCGTACATACGTTCTTTCTCTTCGGATCTGTTGTTAATAATTTCGTCTGCTGTTTTTAGAATGTTCTTGCTCATAAAATAACTAATTAAATCTTAATTATTATAGAGAAGAATGCTAGTTTGTTTCACTAAAGTTCGTAGATAACTGGGACTCCATTTTCAATACAAAGATACTCATGCGGGAGTGAGTCAACAAAATAGTGATTATCATCATAGTCGATCACTTTCATATTAGTATGCCCAACGACTTGTATAATAGTATCGTTAAGAGGATTACGTCTTAGGGCTTGAGGTCTAATCCACATTGGACCTTCACCATCATAATTACCATACATTTCCATACCACTATGATTAAACGATCTCTTATCATAAGACCATAGATCATTAATTTGTTCTGGGATATTACCACCTTCTGGGAAATTGGCCTCATACCATTCTTTCGAAACGCCGGCATGCGTAAATAAAAACTTATCTACCTGATATGCTACTTGTAAATGTTCTTTAGTTTCTTTTAAGAGTTCACCAATTTCCGGTGCGTGCCATACATTATATCCACCATATCTTCCACCACAATCTGACATATAGTGAAAGTCATGATTACCGATCAGCATAGTTACCTTAACATCAGTAGATTCCTTCCATGCAATAATCTCTTTGTAATTATAGATTTGTTCTACATGTGAAACTGAGAATGAATCAAAATAGTCTCCAATGAATACAAACTCAGTAGCATCAGGATTCAGCTCGATAATCTTCTTCCAACTCACGTGTCCGTGAATGTCTCCTATTACTACTATTTTACTCATCGTCTTTATTTTTATGTTTCTTCTTTCTTGAGTACTTAGTTTTATCTGATACTGTTTGTTGTGTCATCTTCTTAGAAATATGATGCGCAGCCTCACCCGGAGACCATCCTCCGTTGAAATCTAATTTGTCATCATGTTTCTTTTTCTTGTCCATAACAGTACTAATATACGAAAAAAGCCTGACATAAAAAAATATCAGGCTAATTATTTTGTAAAAA